AGTTTGCTACCTGCATATTCTGTGGTGGCAAATTGGACCAGCAACTATCTAATGGGTGACCTTGTGTTTGCAGTGGTTGAAGTAAACTTTAACCGTGACAAGAATATCACCCAGGCACCACAAAGTATGAAGTTTCATATCAGCAATACCATGAATCAACCTGGTGATTGTTTGTATGATTACATGACCAACACACGCTATGGTGCTGGCATTGACGCAGGAGCAATTAACGCATGAACAGCCTAAGCGACTTAAACAAAATCAGTGGTAAGGTATACAACATTACTGATACTCGCACACCTGCAATCACCTATACATCAAATTCAACCACTGATTTTAATTACACGGACTACCAACAAACAGCAAACAAGAATGGCTATATTCAATACAGCCCAAAGTTTGAATTTGCCAGCATTGTTAATGGTGGTGCTGGTTATCTTGATTTTAGATATGATGGTGGCCTAACTATATTTCCTACTAATGCAGTAACTTCAGGTTACAGTTTCTCTGTGGAAGTATATCGCACCATCAATCCATCAACATACAGTGACTTCAATTCACTTAAAAGCATGGTATCATTTGCTGGAGTGCAAATGGCCTGGAGTGGATATCCTGTTAGATTAGAAGGCATTGGTTCTGGAACCATGTATGCTTCCTGGACCACTGGCCAATTTAATGGCAGTGGAATACCAATTAGTTTTGTATACACAGTCTATGGTATCAAGAGCATGGCTGATTGGGCCCTGGTAAGACGCCCAGTTATCAACACCAACGGCACAGCACAAAACCGTTTGGATTTTGTATTGAAGACCAGTTACAGAACAGACACCTGGACCGCAGGATGGACCACTGATTCTAGTTTAGATAATGGTATTACTATTCCACCAGATGTAGTGGATAAAACCAATACTAATTTGTTAAACTTTTCTAGAGATCGTCAGACCTTTGCCAACATTGCCAACCAATATGTGTTTGACAACTATGCACCATATTTGAATTATGGTGATTCTAGCACTTACACAGCCAATGTCTCTGTAAGCAGTGGTTTCATTGGTAACTCATTTGGTGCATCTACTACCACTGTTTCATTGAATGGAAGCATCAGTGATGTGAACTATTACATGTCTCGCTTGCGTTTCACACCTAACATTGGTGAATATGGCAACAAGACCATGACCATTTCTGTTAAGCGTGATGGAACTACCATTGTTAATAACACAGTTGGTCTTGAAATCACAGGTAACCTAACATCCACACAAGTTATTGGTAATGTCTATGTGTTTACTACATCGCAGACATTTACTCCAAGTGCCACAGAAAAGACACAGCGTTGTGATATCTTATCAATTGGTGGTGGTCGTGGTGGTAACAAGAGATCAAGTGGCACTGGTTCACGCAGTGGCGGACAAGCAGGGCATGTTGTTGCCAATATTGGTATGACCATGAACAACAGTTCATATACAATTCATATTGGTTCAGGTGGCCCAGCACTATTAGATGGAGTTGGTGGCACACCTGGTAACACATACATCACTGGTTCCACATCAGGCAACATTGTTATTGCCACAGCTGGTGGCTGGACCAATGCCAATATATCTGGTAATGCCTACACAGGCGGTGAATGGACTAAACCCAGTGGTGCAAGTAGCACTTATGGTGGCGGTGGTGGTGGCGCAACCAGCGCAGGCTCTGATGGAACAACCTCAACTCCTGGCATTGGCGGCGCTGGTATCTCCAGCACAGATATATACTTGGCAAGATATCTAGCCAATCCCTCAGCATATGGCGGTTCTGGAGATGGCGGTAGCAACAATTATCCAAATGGCTATGGCAATGGCGGCAATGGAGCAAGGTCCAGTCAGTCTGCTGGTGCAGGAACTGCTGGCGTAGTTGTTTTAAGATTTTATTAAGGATTAAAAGATGGCATTTAGTGATTATACCTACAGTATCAATGGTATCCTGAGCACAGACAAAACTGTAATGCAAAACATGGAAGCCATTGCTTCTGCTTGTAACACATGGATTGCCTATGATACCAACACAGGTCTTTGGAGTGTTATTGTTAACCAAGCTGGCACTTCTGTGGCCAGTTTTAATGACAGCAACATTGTTGGACCTATCACAGTATCTGGCACAAGCCTTGATCAAATCTACAACTCAGTGCGTGTGCAATTCCCACACATTGACTTGAATGACAACATGGATTACATTTATGATACCATTGCATCAGGTGATTGGTATCCAAATGAGTTGCCACGCACATTGGATCTGCAAACAGACATTGTTAATGATCCATTGCAAGCAGAACGCATTGGTCTCATTGAATTAAAACAAAATCGTCTTGATAAGATCATTCGTTTCAAGAGTGACTTCAGCAAGCTTGGTCTCAAAGCAGGTGACATCATTGATGTGACCAGTGGCGTATATGGTTTCTCTGCCAAGATGTTCCGCATTATCTCAATCAAAGACACTGACGCAGATGATGGTAGTATTGTGCTTGATATCACAGCACAAGAATACAGTGACACAGTTTACAATAATGACCTAACTCGCATTGTTAGAAGCAACAGCACTGGTATTCAAACCATTGGTAACATTGGTGTTCCTGGAACTCCTACCATTGACAAGTATGAATTGGATTCAAATCCACGAGTAACCATTCACAGCACCACACCTTCTGGAATCGTGGAAGGTCTGGAAATTTGGTATAGCCAAGATGATTATGTCTATGACGAAAATAGAATATACAAGTTATTGGATACTGTTAAACCCAGTGCTGGTAATACTTTTAGCTACGGAACTACAGTTTCAGCAACCACAAATACCTTGGGCACAGGTAATCTTCATGTGAAAACCCGTGGTATTAATGGCCAAACCATTGGTCCTTGGTCAGCGGTAGCTGGTTCAATTTATACACCAACTCAAGTTGCTGATACCATTGGTCCAAATACTTCTATTACCAACAGCACAGGTGGACTTGTAACTGCACTTGGTGCGTTGTATCTACTGAACAACTTGTCTGGTATCTTCACAGGTAATACAGCCTCAGGTGGATTGTTCAAGACTATCTTTGATTTGTTCCATGCTAACACAGGTGTTGACTTAGTTGGTCAAGCCAGTAACATTGCCACAGTAACCAGCAATGCCAGCAACACCATGATCAGTGCGGCATTTGGCACGATAGATTTTGTTGACCTACCACAGAGTTCTAGTAATTCATCTTTTAGTCAAATGGGTAGCACAATTACTTTCACTCCCAATATTACTGGCAAATACAAATTTGATATTTTCATTGATGTAAACAGATCTGCGGCAAATGGTGGGCGTGGATGGAAGTATGCAATTGTTAATGGAGATAACACACAAAGTCCATATGGTATTACTGTAGCAGGGCAAATTGCTGGAACCAGTTTTGATCCTAGTGATAGTGCTCAAGTTGCACAGTTATATCTCCAGGAACCTGAAGATGCTATTAAGATGGCATTGGATGTAATTGATGTTGGCACTAACACAGTTATTGCCCAAGCAGGAACTGGTGGCAGTGGCGCACAATACTGGATGGATTATTCTTTAACTGCAACTGCTAATTTGGTAGCTGGAAATACCTATGGATTGAAAGTCCAATATGTAAATTACACTGAAACCAATCGTTCAGCTAAAATGAACCTCACCCTGGGGTATAATGTCTACACGGTAGCTCCGTAAGGCTATTTTCATTTTTATAAATATTGCTATGGCCCTCGCCTCAGTGAGTAGCCATAGCAACCTCAGGAGCGAACAATGGCAGGAGTATTAAACTTCCAACAATACATTGGCGGGCCAGATCAAGTCAAAGTTGAACAGATCTTCCCTTCCAACCAAAAAACATTTCTTTACAACTTTGGACAGAACATCACAGGATGGACTTTCGCAGTTGATTACCAAACCCTAGTAGTTGATGTTGTCAGTTTCAACCGCAACACAGGTCAACCTAATTTCACAGATAGCCGCGTGATTGGATCTTTCCCTAAAGTAGAAGTCACAGGTGGTTCTGCACCAGCTGTGGTTGATGCCACAGCAGGCACAGTTAAGATTTTCATTCCAGCAAACATGTATACAGGTGCAGTGATACCTGATGCACGCCAGAATGTGCCAATTACTGTAGTTGGTGTTACATGGACTGATAACAGCACACCAGCACAAATCAATACACATCGTTGGGCCTTTATCCAATGCTGGGAACCAGATGTTCCAGTGGGCGATCCTACACACGAAGCCACTTACACAGCACTAACCGTAGGATAATAACATGGCACAAACAATCACAATTACTGAACTTCGCAGTGATGTAAGTATCAGCGAACAAACTTCCAATGTTAGCGTTATCACTGCAAGCAATCCTATTACTGTTAGCTACAATGCCATTGGCTTGCCTGGTGCAAATGGCGCTACAGGCGCTACAGGCGCTACTGGTCCAGTGGGTGCAACTGGTCCACAAGGCGTAGTTGGTGCAACTGGCCCAACTGGTGCAACAGGTCTTACAGGTCCAGCAGGAGCTACAGGCCCACAAGGCATCACAGGTGCAACTGGTCCCGTAGGTGCAACAGGCCCAACTGGCTTAACTGGAGCCACTGGTGCTACAGGCGCAGGTATTACAGTTAAAGGAACTGTTGCTGGCGTAGTAAACTTACCAGCAAGTAACAATACCATTGGTGATGCATGGATCGTCACAGCCACTGGCCATTTATATGTTTGGAGTGGTAGTGTATGGAATGATGCAGGCCAATTCGTAGGTCCAACAGGCCCAACGGGCGTTACTGGAGCAGTTGGTGCAACAGGTGCCACTGGCCTTACAGGAGCTACAGGTTTAACTGGATCTGTTGGTGCAACTGGTCCTGTAGGTGCAACTGGCGTAACTGGCGCTACAGGTGCAACTGGTCCTGGCTATACTGGTCAAACCAGCACAACCAGCACATTGATTGGCACTGGTTCTAAAGTATTCACAGTAAGCACAACATCTGCCTCAAGTGGTTATGCTGTTGGTCAGCGTGTTCGTATTGCTTACACAACAACTCCTGCAAACTACATGGAAGGTCAGATCACTGCATTCAGTGGCACTTCTATGACAGTCAGCGTTGATACCATTGGTGGCAGTGGAACATACGCCGCTTGGACTATCAGTAGTGCAGGCAATATTGGTGCAACAGGCGCAACAGGTCTAACTGGCGCAACTGGTTTAACAGGCGCAACTGGTTTAACAGGCGCAACAGGTCCAGTTGGTGCTACAGGTGCAGTTGGTGCTACAGGTGCAGTTGGTGCTACAGGTGCCACAGGCGTTAGTGCATATCAAGCCGCAGTTGCAGGTGGGTTCGTTGGAACACAAGCCGCATGGTTGGCAAGCTTGGTTGGTGCTACAGGTGCCACAGGCCTTACAGGCGCCACAGGTGCAACTGGACCACAAGGCACAACTGGCCTAACTGGTGCAACTGGTGCAGTTGGTGCTACTGGTTTAACAGGCCCAGCGGGAGCTACAGGCCCAGCGGGTGCAACAGGAGCCACTGGTGTTAGTGCTTATCAAGCCGCAGTTGCTGGTGGATTTGTTGGCACTGAAGCCGCGTGGTTAGCAAGTTTAATTGGAGCCACAGGCGCTACTGGTCTAACAGGCGCAACTGGCGTTACTGGAGCCACAGGACCTCAGGGTTCAACAGGTGGTGTAGGTGCCACAGGCGCAACTGGACCACAGGGTTTAACAGGTGCTACAGGCCCAGCGGGAGCTACAGGTCCAGTGGGGGCAACAGGCGCAACTGGCCTAACTGGTGCAAACGGAACTGTTGGTGCAACTGGTCCCACAGGGCCCACAGGGCCCACAGGCGCAACTGGTGTCACTGGCGCGGCTGGTGTTAGCACTTGGATTCCAGTCATGGAAACAGGTATTATCAGAACAGGTTCACAGTTCTATTGGGATAGCTCATACCCTGCGTCAGGTGCAACTGCTGGTCCTCGTGTTGTTTACAGTCTTGATGGCCTTAACAATGGATGCTGGGGTGGCGTAACTATTCCATGGCAAACTTATGCTTATGCATTTGGTCTGACCACAAGTCCAAGTGGAACATCTAGCGATGCAGATATGAGTTTCTGTTTCCACATTCGCGAAGATGGTTATTATGTAATCAAAGAAGGTGGCGTGGCCAAAACCACAGCCGCACCATATAACCCAAATGATCGTTTTGTTGTAACACACGATGGTGCCAATGTTCGCTATTATGTAAATGGCACATTGTCTAGAACCGTTGCACAAGACATGACCAACAAGTTGTATATGGCCTTGGCATTCCAATACACAGGAACAGCCACAGGTTTCTATGTTGACAACTTGGCCTTTGGTATTGCTGGAACAGTGGGTGCCACAGGTGTTAGTATTGCCAATGTGGCAGTTTCATCTGGTAACCTGGTCATGACACTCAGCAATAGTTCCACTATTAATGCTGGTCCAGCAACAGGTGATGTAGGTGCCACAGGTCCAACAGGTCCAACAGGTCCAGCAGGGGCAACAGGCCCAGTGGGCGCTACAGGTGCAACTGGCCCACAAGGCCCTGCTGGGGCAACAGGTGCTACAGGACCACAAGGAACCACAGGTAGTGTGGGTGCAACTGGCGCTACAGGCCCAACTGGTTTAACTGGTGCTACAGGTGCCACTGGTCCTAATGCCACACTAAGTGCTGGCAACTATGTTGTTCAGGCCACAATGAGTGCTAACCAAAGCGTTCCAGGTGCCACTGATACTGTAGTGGCTTTTGATACCGCAGAATTTGATCCACAAAGTTGGTTAAACACTGGCAGTTATCAAATCAAGCCAACCATTGCTGGTTACTACTTGTTCACATGTGGTGTTGACATGCCTGCGGTAAGTTCAGGTAATGCTGGCACACAATTTAACCTGCAGATGCGTAAGAATGGCAACAGCATCAATATTATTCAACAACCAGAATCATCTACTACCAGCGTGAGTTTGTTTGGATCTAAGTTGGTATACATGAATGGAACCACAGATTACTTGACTGCCACAGTTTGGAGCAGTAGTGCTATTACTGTATCACCTGCTGGCACAAGTTGCTGGATGAGTGCAAGTCTGCAAACCATTGGATTCTCTGGTAACCTGTCAGGTGCCGCATTGTATGATGGTATCACCAATCGTATGTTTGCCAATGCATATCCAATTAGTCCAGTAAACACTTCTGTTCTTGGTAATGCAAGCAACTGGGTCACAACCAACCCTGTCTACAGTAATGGTAACTTAGTAATGCCAGCCGCCAACCAAACAATTGGCACAGCAATGACTGGTAATGTGCAGTTCTATACTGCATGGCCTGCTACCAACAGAACAACTACCTTAGCCAGTGCTTACCTAAGTGTTACACCAAACACAACCAATGCCAACTTGGCAATTTTTGCACAGGAACGCTACCGTGCATTTGTGCCTGTATTGGATATTAACTTAAACGGCAAGAACTGGGGTATCTATGGCAGTTCAGTGGTTACCACTGTTAGTGCCGCGGCCAACGGTGCTGTGACCAACATTACTGGTTCAGGTCTGATCTCTGGTATTGCCGCACAAGCTGGTGCCATTACTGTTGCCCCAAGTGCAGGTAGTGCCAATGTGGTCTATGCCACAAGTTTCTCTGGAACTTTTGCACATAATGCACAAACTGGTGCCACAGCAAGTAATATTGGCTATTATCGCTTAATTGGCGGCTCAGTCTCTGGCCAAAGCGGTATCATGAAAATTGATAACGCAATTGGTATTCATACACACAGTGGTTGGGTAAGTTCCAATGTGAGCTTGGTAACCAACAGCTATGCGTTATTGAACGAAGACAGCCGCACTCAAATTCAAACCAACGGTAACATTAACATTGCGAACACAGCCACAACTGGCTTGATGCGTTTTGGTGTATTCACTGTAGCACAACTAACAGCGATCACTGGCTCAGCAGGACACATGGCCGCTGTAAGCAATGGAACTGGTAAGCCAAACGGTTTGATGGCGTTCTGGGATGTCTCAAACACACGCTGGTCATGGATTGACGATTTAACGGCAGTAAGTTAATGAAACCAAATAACGATATCATTGAATCGTTGGCTGAAGAGGAAACCAACTTGGTCTTACACACCAAGTTGTGTGCCCAACGCTACCAGCAGATCACAGACCGCTTGGCAAATATGGATGATAGATTTGATAAAATTGAGTCTGGCTTAATTGAAATCAAAAACATCATTACCAAGGACACCAAAGACAACTACAAAATGTATTTGGGTTGGGCCAGTGTAATCATTGTTACTCTAACCAGTAGCGTTGGTTTCTTACTGGCTCACTATGTGTTTAAGTAATCCAAAAACATAAAGACTCACAATAGGAGTAATTAAATACTCCTATGCGAGGACGCCCACTTTTAGGTGACAAACCACCAGAACACATTTATCTTCCTGATGGCAGGCAATTCACTGTGGCTGATCTACTTAAATCCGTTAAAGACCGCAAGACCTTCCAATTCAAGAAATCCAAATATGGTCCAGGACGCCCAACTGTCTACACGCCTGAGTTTCGTGAATGGATGACCACAGCCACCATTGAAGAAGTCATGGACAAACTTAACTGTGACAAACGCTATGCTCGTGTTCAGATCAAAAACAGTCATGCATTCATGTTAGGACGCCGCCAGACCTAATATTTTGCACCTTTATATTTGCATAAATATAAAAAACATGTGTAAAATACAGTCATGGACATAACACCTGAACAAGTAAATGAGTTTCGCAAAACATATAATTGTTTGATCAAGGAAAGTCATCACCAATACAGCAAGCCTGTAATTCGTCCCATTGCCTACGGGCCAGACGAAGCCTACACAGATCTTCAAGTTCAAGTTGAAGCTGGTATTGATGTGACTCTCATGCGTGAAGCCTTTCACCAAATGTTGCAAGATGCAGAAGAAGGTCGTGTAATGCGTCAACTTCGTAATCATCATCCAGCATTGGTTGAAGCTTGGGACAATTATCGTATTCTTGCTGAACTTACCAAGAGGTCGCATGGGCTGTGAATATAGAATCCAAGCTGATGGTAGCGTGAAGCGTTATCACCAAATCTCCTACACACAAATCTGGGGAATGATGGAATACATTGAGCACCAAGAAGATTTAGTGGGACGGGCATTTGCAGAAATTGATCAAGTGCATTGGTTGCTTGAACAAGGATTCCGTGGTCACATAGCCAGACACCATGACATTACCTCAGACAACTTTCATATCCAATTAACATTTGAAGTTCCTGAAGACATTTACACATACATTGTATTGAAATGGCCAGAGGAAATCGTCAAAGTTGACTTTGATGGGCCTACTATTAGAGAGGAACGGAAATATGACTACACAAAATCGTGGGAGACCAAGAGTTGATAAGATACAAATTGGCAACAGATTTGTAAGCAAGCCCACATACGAAAAGAATCAACGATATAATCCAGTAACTGGATGCACTGAATGGACAGGAGTATTCAATTCAATTGGATACCCATTTATTGGATACACTTCAGCTGACAGACCCAAAGGCGGCATGATGACGGCACATCGCATTGCTTTAGCACTTAAACTTGGCAGAGATATTGCTCCAGGTATGAATGCTAACCATTCGTGCCACAACAGAAAATGCATGACCTGGGATCATCTCAGTGAAGGCACACAACAACAAAAACGAGCAGACATGGTGCGTGATGGAGTGCAGGGCTTTGCACCTCGTGGCCCTAGTTTGAAGAAACAAAAACGCAATTACAAATTCACTGAAGCTGAAATTCAATGGATCCGTAATGCCACCACACCTGAAATTGCGGCCAAGTATAAAATTAATTCACGCAAAGCCGCAAGCATGAGATATTCATTCCGCAAAGGATACAACTGGTTACCACTGGACAAGTAATATGGGACAAGCAAGATTAAGAGCCAAAGAAATTGCAGATCTAAAAGCACAAGGCCCCAAGCCTAAACCACAAGCACCCGCCAAGCCTGTGATTACCGCATTTGGTGCTTACTATCATGATGATCAACCAGATGGCATTGGCATTTGGCTTAGCGTGGATTCTGAACCCAGCCCTGGATGGACCAATTTAACATTCTACACATTGGCACACCTAGTCAGCCAAGAATTTGCAGAAACCACACCCAAGACACGCCAACAGCGAATTGATCTTGCTTGGGAACAATTACATGAAAATCGCCTGCGTTATAATCGCTTGGTATTTGGCACAGAAACTAGACAAGTCATGGATACTCCAATGAACACCACGCTCACAGATGAACTCATTGAAGTGTTTGTAAATGTGATCTCCAGCATTTGGTATTTGGAGAAGTGTGGTGAGATACCAAATGATGATCACAATGGTTCTATCTTCTACGCAGACAAACCTCTGGTAACCACATGACACCAGAAACCTGTCGTGCCATACTGGCCAAGCCCACTGATCCTTATCTCCAAGATATTGTCACGGGCCTGTATAGGATCTGGACTCCAGAACAAATCACCGCGGCTTTTGCACATTACAGGGCTAGAGTAGAGTTAGACCGTCACGAGAAAAACTCAGCCTCAGATACACAAGAAAACGCCTAAATACAACACAAGAGGCAGTAAAAACATGAAAAATAACACCGCAACCAGCCGTGAATTCCGCGCCCTGATCCGTAGAGTGCAAGAGCGTGTAATGACCTATGGCGTGGTAAGTGATCGCGATGAAGCTGTGCTGAGGCGGTATACTGACTACTTCAATTCGCCCAAAAGACTTGATTCTGTGCCCGTTAATAAATTAAAATAAATACTTAACGCGATTAGTTACTAGGTTTCTCCAATTTCCACAGATACGCAATGTATCGTCTTTTTGGCTTGGTAATTAATGGGACACCATCTTTCAAGACTTTCTAGGTGGCGGCAAGAAAGTCTTATTTTTATCCCATAACGGATAAATAAAAATGTAAGCAATGTGTTCCAGCATTGAATACATGATAAGAAAGACAGTATGAATACTAACAAAGATCGCAAACATCAGTGGAACTTATCTAATTGGTTAAGTAGCAAACGCATCACCACCTATGACTTAGACAATCATCCTTGCATTGATGATGTGGTTAAGCTTATCAACATTCGCGATTACTTTTGGGATAAAATGAATCTCAATGAGCAAGCCATTTGGGGTGCTTATTGGAATATAGTTTATAACCATCGCCGTTTCTTACGAGAAAAGGCCTGGACCAAATTTGAAAACATAGCAAAAAACATAGATAGCAGACATCAAGTCAGAGAACATCAAAGGCAACTTATCAAGGCTCGCAGAAACAATTCAAAAACGGAATCACAATATAACGGCTAACGGATTCCACTTGCCCAGTTTGACCTAAGGACTGGGAATCACAAGGGTGCCGCGGAGTGCTGATAGCAATATCAGTTACGAGTAGACTATAGTCAAAGGTCTCGTAGGTAACACTCTTTAGGACTGTATCCCGCAAGGGCGAGGAGATCAACTAATCACTGATCCTGGAGCAGACGGAACGATTACTGTATCAGGCTATATTTTTTTATGGTGCTAATACAGTAGCCGTTCTGTTGGCTCAGAGATCAGAGTCTTTTAAT